CAGAAGACGGCATACGAGATACATCGGTGACTGGAGTTCAGACGTGTGCTCTTCCGATCTAAATCGAAAACTTTTCCGCGAAATCCGGCGAATATTTTTTTTAACTCGCGAAAAATCACAGGGAGATTCGGGCAGAGCCCGCGCAAGCAGATGGGACGTCGGCGTGGCAATCCGCGTGATCAGAGCGACATGGGTAATCCAGGAAAGCGTAAGAGCAAGGTCGAACGCTTCATCGCGGAGGCCGATGCCCGCGCGAAGATGCTCGCGGAAATTCCATCGGACAGTGGAGATCAGCTCGCGCCGCCAGTATTCATGACGAGCCCGCTTTATGCGGATGTGCTTGCAATTTGGAATGCATGCGCGGCACTACTGCATAAGAACCATTTCCTCGGCGCCCTCGATCGTCTGACCTTCGCGATCTATTGCGTCTATCAAGCCGAGTTTTTTGCGGCTGATGCTGATGTCAAAAAGAATGGCTTCTCCAAGATGGCCAGAGCAACGGCCGGCGGCATGCGACCATGGACGAATCCAGCCGTCGCAATTCGGGATGTGGCCTCACAACGCGTGCTGGAATTGTCGAAGCGCTTCGGACTGACTGCGCTTGATCGTGCTGTGTTGGAGCGTGAGTTTGCGTCAGCCGGCGGCGGTGCCGATGACTGGGGGCCACTTGGCAAACGTCGCGGTGATGATCCCGTCGTTCCGCACGATAGCGACGGGATCGGGATGGGGGCGGAGTTCGACTCTGAACCGCCACCGCGAGAGCGAACGAATTGATGACTCATGGAGTCGATCGAATCCGGACATCCGGCCGCAAGTGAGATCGCGCTGCAGCCTGCGGCGGGTGCTGGTCTTTATCCGGAGCCTGAGTGGATCACGCGAGCGGCCGATGAATTCGGGTGGGCTTGGGCGCGCCAGAACTGGCAGCGGGCATCGCGTGTTCATGGAGCGTGGTTCGACGTAGCCAAAGCAGATGCAGTCGTCGAAGCGTTCCCGGGATGGTTCACGCTGACGACGCTGCGTTTCGCAGGAAAGCCGTTTCGCCTTCAGTTCTGGCAAGAGGTCATCGTTCGCCTGCTGGTGGGATGGAAGGCTCCCAACGAAATTCTCGATCCGGAGACGCTGCGACCGATCGTCGTCCACGTCAGAGTGTTTCAGGAACTACGGTTATGGGTGCCGCGGAAGAACGGCAAGTCGGAGTTTTTCGCGGCGCTCGCGCTGTATTTCTGGTACTACGAAGGCAGTTATCGCGGTACGGGCTTCGTGTTCGCGCACGATGAGGCCCAGGCTCGCGAGGTCTTCGACAAGATGGGGGACATGGTCGGCAATTCGCCGACGATGAAGAAGGCAGTCCGCGTCCTTAATCGTCAGCTTTGGGTGCAGAAGATCAAGGCACCATTCCGTCTGATGCCAGGCAAGGCCAAGGGCAAGCAGGGCCGTGCCCCGGCGGTGACGGTCGGCGATGAGATGGAGGAATGGGTGTCGAGGGCGCTGGCCGATGCTCTTCGTCAAGGTGAAGGGGCGCAACTCCAGCCGATGCGATTGTATGCCGGAACGGCCGGGCTCAAGACGCAAGTCGTCGGTCGCGAGCTCTATCAGGAAAGTGAAAAGTTGCTTGATGGTCGCCTCGACGATCCATCCGTGATGGTGGTTATCTTCGCGGCGGGTGAGGAAGAGGATTGGAAAGACAATAATATTATCAAGCGCGTGAACCCATCGATCGGGTTGTCTCCGACGATGAAGTTCTTGCTGAGCGAGAAAGCCAAAGCGCTGGAGAGTCCGCGAGCGGAAGCTGAGTTCCGCCGGTATCACCTCAATCAATGGATTGAGGATTTGGTCAGATGGATACCAATCAAAACGTGGGATGCGTGCTGCGAGGATAAGGATGCGTGGCGCGTATGGGGAGATGAAACAGCGGACGGTAGGATTGCCGCAGGCCGGTCATGTGTAATGTCGTTCGACAGCACACAGAATTTCGACTTTGCACAAATCTGTTGGCGCTTCGACCCTGAGAAGCCTGGCGAGAAACCGAAACTGTTATGGAAGTTCTTTCTACCGGTGGCGACAATCGCTGCTCGCGGCCGGGCAGAGAATAAGATCAACGATTTCGATTTTTGGGTGAAGTCCGGTCTGCTCGTCGCCATTCCCGGTGAAGTGTTTGAACTACGCTACGCCATTGCCGAGGTTCGCAAAAGCATGCAGCGATGGAACGTCCGAAAGATCGGATACGATCCGTTCCAGGCTGCGCCGTTCTATTCTGAGTTGGTCAATCCGCAGACCGAAGATCGGGCATTACCGGAGGATTTATTCGCCGTGTTGCGCTTCGGCACCAAGACGCTTGGGCCCCCCACGAAGGAATTCGAGCGCAAGATTCTCGGCGGCGAAATCGATCATGGCGGCAACCCGATCGCGCGTTGGATGATGACGCACTGCCATGTGCGGTTCGACGAGAATATGAACTTCGTGCCGGCGAAGAAACGCTCGGTACAATCGATTGACGGCATCGTCGGTGCCGTGATGACTGAGGCGATGGCGATGGCGCTGCCGGATACGACCATCGTCACCATCCCCGACAATTACAGGATATCGGCCTGATGCAACTGCAGCCGTTGTTCGGCAACCGCGTGCGCGCGGCCCAACGCGATCCGGCTGATCCGTTCTGGTATGGACCGGTGTCGCGGCCGGTCGCCGCTGGAGTCAGCGTGACCGTGCAGTCGGCGCTTACGCTGCCAGTCGTGTACGACTGTCTTCAGGTGCTGTCGCAGACCGTTGGGGCGTTGCCGTTTGCGATCTTCGATCGGCAGAGCGATGGATCAAAAATCCGTCGCGACGACCATCCATTGATGGTTGTCTTGCGCGATCCAAACCCTGAGACATCGGATGTCGAATTCTTCGGACAGATGGTTTTCGACATCGCGAGCGATGGAAACTTCTTCGCCGAGATTCGTGCTGGGCGGCTTGGTCCGATCAGTGAGTTGTGGCGCCACGAGCCCGGCCATGTGACGGTCGAGCGTGTGCGGGATGGCTCGAGGCGGTATGTCGCAAAGCTTGATGACGGCTCGCAAAAGGTGTTCACCGATGCCGACATGTGGCACGTCAAGGTGCTGCCGCATGCCGAGGGCGGGTTGCGTGGGATGTCGCCGATCCATGCTGGGCGCGAGGCGATCGGCGCCGCGCTGGCGCTGCAGAGCTACGCCGCGCGCTTTTTCGCCAATGATTGCACGCCGCCGTTCGTGCTTGAACATCCGACCAGCTTCAAGGACGATATCTCGCGTGACAATTTTCTCGGTGCCATCAAACGTTGGTGGAGCGGCACGCGCCGGCATTCGCCGGGGCTTCTGGAACACGGCATGAAGCTCAACCGCGTCGGCGTTAACAACGAGGAAGCGCAGTTCCTCGAAACCCGCAACGCGCTCGATCATTCCTGTGCCCGCATCTGGCGTATGCCTCCGCACAAGGTCGGCTTGCTCGACAAGGCCACTAACAACAATATCGAACATCAGGCATTGGAGTTCGTGACGGACACGCTGTTGCCGTGGCTGCGGCTGATCGAGAAATCGATCATCAAGCATCTGATCATTGCATCGGATCGCTTCATCTTCGAATTCAATGTCGCGGGTCTGCTGCGCGGTGACCTTAAGGCGCGCTACGAAGCATATGCCCAGGGCCGTCAATGGGGCTGGCTATCGGTCAACGATATACGCAAGCTTGAAAACCAGAACCCGATCAAGGGCGGTGACATCTACTTGCAGCCGCTGAATATGGTTCCGGTCGGAACGACTGCATCAAATCAGGGCGCGCAGGAATCAAAGAACGAACCTCGCATCTACGCGCCGAACGGCGACATCGTTTCGCGCATCTATGGCGGCAACATTATCCGCATGACGGACTATCGGCAGGAGGACGTGCGCAATGCCGCATGAAATCAGACGCGTGCTGCGCGCCTTCGCGGCGCAGCCGTGGTTCATCGAAGGTCGAAGCGCAGAGCGTATCGTCGCTCTTCTGGAGTATCGCGCTGCGCACGGTCCGCGACTGCAGCCCTATCGCGAAGAGCCGGCAGAGCCTAGGCCGCCGCGCGAGAACCGCGGCAATATCGCGGTGATCAATCTGCAGGGGCCGATTGTGCCGCGATCAAGTGCCGTCGACGATATCTCCACACACGCGTGCTCGCTGGAGAGTTTCGGGCGCGCCTTTGACCAGGCGGCGTCGAGCCCGGATGTCGCGGCGATCGTAATCAACGGTGACAGTCCCGGCGGCAATATTGCGCTGGTGGCCGAGACGGCGGCGAAGATTAAGACCGCGCGGAAGGAGGGACGTCCGATCATCGCGGTTGCTAACACCATGCTGGCGTCGGCGGCGTATTGGATCGCCAGTGCGTGTGATGAATTGGTGGTATCGCCGTCCGGTGAAGTTGGCTCAATCGGTGCCTACATGCTGCATGAAGACATCTCGCAAATGCTGGAGATGGAAGGGGTGCGCATGACCTTCATCCAAGAAGGACCGCGCAAGACCGAGGGCAATCCCTTCGAGCCACTGAGTAACGAAGCCAAGGCCGCGCTGCAGGAAACGGTCGCCTATCACTACAACGCCTTTGTCAAGGACGTCGCCAAGAATCGCGGTGTGTCGGAGAAGATCGTGCGCGCCGATCCGGAAATGTCCGAAAAGCACTTCGGCGGGGGGCGATGCTATCCGGCGCAGACGGCCGTGTCTCTCGGAATGGCCGATCGTGTCGAGAGCTTGGAGGCAGTCATCAAGCGGTTGCAGAGCGGCCCGCGGCGCGGCCGTGGAGCGAGTGCGAGTGGTGCATCAAACATTGAGATGCGGCGCAAACGTCTCGCGTTGATCTGAACATTTAGTTTCGAACTTGCGCGAATTGCGACCCTCTCCCGCGCCCGGCGGGAGAGATGAGGTCGTGCATTTGTTCCGGGCCTATCTTGGAGAAGGACACCATGAGCAAGAGGCTCAAGGAACTCCAGCAGAAGCAGCACGACCTCAAGCAGGAAGCGACTGCGCTGTTGGACAAGGCGGATGCGGACCAGGATGGAGTCCTGACCGCAGAACAAGAAGCGCGCTGGAAGGCGATTGAATCGGAGCAGAAGCAGATTGCGGCGGACATTGCCGCCGAGCAGGCGAAGATCGATCGCCGTCGCAGCCTCGATGCAATTCGCACTGCGGCGCCGTCGATTGAACAGGACGCGCCGCACGTCCCGGCGGCGGTGGCGGAGAACATCCAGCATGGCACGGCACCATCCGCCGCGCCGCTGCGGCTCGGTCTCGGCAATCAGGTGCTCACGCCCGGCGGTATGGCGCGTCTGATGCAGGCGGTGCAGGCGGCGATGCCGAACGTTGATCCGATCGTTCTGCACGGAGGATATCAGAACATCGCCGAACTTGCGGTCGACGTGCGCAATGCATGCCGGCCGAGTGGCGGGGAGAGCACCAAGCTGCGCGCCTTCACGCAGGCGATGGCGAAGTATAACGCCATGAATGCGGGACCGGTGCGCGCTGCGCCCTCTAATTACCACGAAGGCGGCGGGGCCTCGGGTGAGGGGTACGAGTTGCCGATCGCCTATCGCGAGATGATCTGGGAGTTGGTGTTCGCGCTCGATGACATTCTCACGACGGTCGATCTGGAGCCGACCGAGGCTCGTCAGGTCGGTTATCTTGCCGACGAGTCGACCCCGTGGGGCGCTACCGGCGTGCAAGCGAACTGGCGCGTCGAGGCATCTCAGATGTCAGCGAGCAAGCAGGCGAGCAAGTTCCGAACCATGGACTTGCACGAACTGTATGCGTTCGTGTTGGCGACCGAAGAGCTGCTCGCGGATGCACCGCGGCTTGCGAGCCGGCTCACCAACAAAGCGGCTCAGGCGATCAACTGGAAGGCCAACGACGGCATCATCTGGGCCGATGGCGTCGGCAAGCCGAAGGGCTGGATGAATTCTGCGGCGCTCGTCACCGTGGCGAAAGAGTCTGGGCAGGCCGCCGACACCGTTGTTGCGGCGAACGTGCTCAAGATGTTCTCGCGGCTTTGGGTCGCGCCGGGGGATTCGCCGTACTGGATCGCCAATCGCGATACCGTGCCGCAATTGGCGACCATTACCGTTGGCGACCAGCCCGTATGGATGCCGCCGAACGCCCTGATCTCGGCACCGGGCGGTATCCTGCTCGGCTATCCGGTGCGGTTCTCCGAGCACGCCAAGACGATCGGCGATCTTGGTGATCTCCAACTCGTCTCGCCGCGTGGCTACTATGCGGCACGACGCACGCAGGGTGTCAACTTCGCATCGTCGATTCATCTCTATTTCGACTATGCGATCGAGGCATTTCGCTGGATGTTCCGCTTTGGTGGACAGCCGCATTTGTCGGCACCGATCACGCCGGCCAACGGCACCAACACCAAATCGCATTTCGTCGCGCTCGCCGAGCGCGCTTGATGATGTGCGGGCGGCGCTGAGGCCGCCCGCTTCCATCCGACACTTCTCACCGAAGAGGACATCACATGAGCAAGGTCACCCGTCCATCGGATCGCGCTGCCGTCGTCGGCGTGGTCAATCCCGATGCGCTCACCGCGACGACACACGATTCGGACTGGATCGATGCGTCCAAGTTCGAGCGCTTTCTCGCCATCGCTATGGTCGGCACGCTCGGCGAATCGGCGGAATTTGATGCCAAGCTGATGCAAGCGACCGATGCCAGCGGCACCGGCGCAAAGGACATCACCGGCAAGGCAATCACCCAGATCAGCGAGGACGTATCGCCGGCGCCCAATAACAAGCAGGCACTGATCAACCTGCGCGCGGAAGAACTCGATATCGCCAACGGCTTCACGCACTTCATGCTGCGCTTGACGGTTGCGGCTGCCACTTCCGATGGCGGTGGCCTGGTGCTCGGCTTCGATCCGCACTATGGGCCGGCATCCGATAACGATCTTTCGAGCGTTGCCGAGATCGTGGCGTGAACCTCCAGTCGTTCCTCGGGCGCAAAGTCAGGCGGCGGACGGGTGCGCCCGTCCGCCGCTCAGGCGATGCTGCGCGCGTGTTGCAGTCCGCGGAGTCCGCGGTCGAAAGCGAAACGTTGCCGTTGCAGTCTGAGGTTGAGCCGAGATCGATTCCCGGCAAGTCTGTGCGTCGGCGGTCGAGCAGTCGTCCGCAGACTCGGGGTTAAGGGTTATGGCTGGCTTTGATCTGGTAACAGCGCCGTCCATCGAGCCGATCACGCTGGCGGACTTCAAGGCGCATCAGCGTGTTGGACATTCCGAGGAAGACGATCTGATCGACAGCTATATCGCCGCCGCCAGAAGTGCGTGTGAGGCGACCCTCAAGATGTCGTTGCTCTACACGACGTGGCGCTATCGCATCGATTTCTGCTTCCCCTGGGAGATACGGCTGCCGATCGGCCCGCTGCGGACGGTTTCTGGTCTCTCTATTCAATATGTCGACGATGCCGGTGCGACGCAGACATTAGCGACCAGCGTTTATCAGGTGTCGCTGGGTGATACTGGTGTGATCCGTCCGGCCTATGGTGAAACATGGCCGGCAACGCGGCCGCAGATGGATGCCGTGACAGTAACGTTCAAGGCTGGCGAGGCGTCGGCCGCCGACCTGCGACCGGCTATCGTCGATGCAGTTCGGCTTGAGACGGCGAACCGCTATGAACACCGTGAAAGCCAAGTGGTTGGCACGAGTTCATCGCAGATCACATCGTTGTCGGCAAGAAACCTTCTGACTCCGTTCATTCGTCCGTAAAGAAGACGTGAACGCGGTGTCGACCGAAAAGCCGGCGTGGTTTCCGGACTGGAGCGATCGGCCATGCGCGCTTGTCGGGGCTGGTCCATCGGCAACACCGGAGATACTCGCCGCGTTGCGTGGGCGAATGCGTGTGTTGGTTATCAATACCAGCTATCGACTCGCACCATGGGCGGATGCCTTATATGCTTGCGATGGCCGTTGGTGGGATTGGCATAATGGCGTCCAAGAGTTTGCCGGAATCAAGATCACGCAGGATCAGCAGGCGTCGGAAAAATACGGACTGCGGCGCGTTGTCTTGATAGATGGTGCAGACATCGATGGGCGCTTGAGCCTTACGCCTGGATTGATCGGCCGCGGCGGCAACGGTGGATTTCAGGCGTTCAATCTATTGCTGCAGTGGGGAGCGCGGCAGATCGGTATTGTGCTCGACTATTGTGGCAAGCGATGGCACGGGGCACATCCGAACGGAAATCATGGGCAGCGCGAAGGGACGCTGGCCAATTGGCGTGCCACATTCGATGCGGTTGCGCCGTATGCCGCTGCGCTCGGTGCAGACGTGATCAATCTGGCGCATCACAGCGCGCTTACAGCGTTTCCGAAACTAAGTGTCGCCGAAGCGATTGAGCGATGGAATAGAGTGGCGCGATGATCACCGGCAAGGTCTGGGGCACCACGGAGTGCGTCATCGCGACGGCGATCTTCGAGAAACACAAGCTTGACATCAAGCCGCGGCATCGCTGTTCGCTGCACCGGCATCGAACCAAGTGGAATTCCTTCACGGTCATCTCGGGGCGGCTGTTCATCGACGTCGTGAAGGAAAACAAGATTGTCGACGTAACGGAGTTGCGTCCTGGTGATTCAACGACCGTGGCGCCGAATGTTTTTCACCGCTTCCGCACCGGCGACGAGCCGTGCGTTGCCACGGAGGAATACTATCCCGACACGCTGTCGGAAGACATCGAGCGGATGGATCAAGGCGGGCCGATTCCGGAAGGCGAGTGAACGTGATCTCCATCCGCGGCGGCAGCGGGCTCGGCGACGCAATCTACGTGCAGAGCGTCGCGCGATATCTGGTTGAACAGGGGAGGCGTCTTGAAGTCTGCACGTCATGGCCGGATGCGTTCCGGCCGATCAAAGACCATGTGACATTCGCGCCCTTTCGGCGGCAGAACATCACGCATCTCGCACACTACGCCGATCGGCGTGGTGCGGTCGGAACAACGCAATTCGAGGACTGCTGCATTCGCGCCGGAGTGCCGAAGGACATCGATCTGCGGCTCGATTGGCGGCCCTTGAACGGCGGGCTGGTGCAGCAGCTTCTGGGTATCCGTCGACCGATCGTTGTGGTGCAGATGCCGCGGGCCCCGTTCGGCCGCAGCGATGGTCAATACACCGAGTTTGCGCCGCGATGGGGGCGGGTGCAGCAGGCGATCGATCTGATCGGCCGGCGTGCGTTCAAGATCATGGTCGGGTCGGGCGCACCGGATGTGAAGTATTTTGGCATCGATCTCGATCTCAGCAACCAGACAACGGTGAGTGATCTGATCGACGTCGGGTTCATGGCGCGCGGCTTCATCGGACAGTGTTCGTTCATAATTCCGCTGGGCGAGTCATTCCGAAAACCGGTGCAGTTGATCTGGTCGCGGGCCGGTTTGCGCTCGCGCCACGAAGTCATTCGGCAAATGACGCCGGTGAAAATCCTACATCGATCATCGTCTCACGCCGTGATCGACGATTGCAGTGACAGCGAACTGAGGCAGGCCGTTGACGTATTTTGTGACCAGGTCGGCTGCGCAGTCGCGGCTTGACGGCAAGTCCGTTACCGTCGTCGGCTCGGGGCCTGGGGTGCTGGATAATGAACCGGGCTTCGTCGACAGCCACGACGTGGTGATCAGGGTGAACAACTACAAGCTATCGCATGCTGCAGGGTTCAGAACGACGGTGTTTTATAGCTTCTTTGGGGTAAGTATCAGAAAGACTCGTGAAGAATTGATTCGTGATGGTGTGACGCTGTGTTGGTCAAAGGTGCCGAACGCGCACGCGATAGAAAGCGAGTGGCACCGTCGCAACAATAAGATGATAGGTGTCGACTATCGTCCGCACTATCTCCGTCGTAAATACTGGTGGTTTTGTGACACGGCTGTGCCGACAGTCGAAGAATTCTTGGCGCCGTTTGAGATTCTTGGGAAGCGTCAGCCGACTACAGGCTTTGCGGCGCTGTTTGATGTGTTTGAGGCTCGGCCGAAATCGGTCCATGTTACCGGCTTCGATTTCTTCAGTTCCAAGATTCATAATGTCGATGAATCTTGGTCAGAGAAGAATTTAGACGATCCTTTTCGACATGATCCCTACCGGGAAATGATGTGGCTAAAAGAGCGCATTGCTAGGGGGAATATCCCAACATCGTTCGACGATCGCTTGACGCGGCTTCTTGGGTTGTGATTCAATTTTCTAATGATTGGCCCTCCATACTTTGTAGATAACAAATATCGACGCTGGTACTTTCAGCTAATGGAGAAATCTCTGGCTCGCACCATGTTGCCAAATGGAATTGAAAGGCATCATGTTGTACCACGATCCCTGGGTGGTTTGAGGTTTGGACCGGCAAATCATTTGGCCCCTCTGACATACCGTGAGCATTTCTTGGCTCATTGGCTGCTGACGAAGTTTACGACCGGAAGTGCCCGCAAGAAGATGGCGAACGCACTCTGGGCGATGACGCGCAAAGGTGCCGTCAGTGCATGGCGGTACGCCATAGCTAGGGCGGCACACCGAGAATCTCTGCTGGGTAGTTCATGGAATCGCGGGCGTAAGCATGCTCAAGAAGTCCGCGAAAAAATGCGGATGGCGCATCTAGGCAAGAAGTTTTCCGAAGAACATAAACGCAAAATCGGGTTGGCTAACGCCGGGAATAGAGGATCACTCGGCATGAAGCGTAGTGATGAGACTCGCAAGAAGATGAGCAAGCCGAAGAGCGAAGAACATCGCAGTAATATTAGTGCTGCTTTGGTCGGCAACAAACGAGCACTTGGACATCGTCATTCCGAAGAAACGAGGCGTAAGATATCTGTAAATAGAAGTGCAGCAAGTAAAAGATTGTTGACCTGAATTGGCCCAGTGGCGCGGAGCTGTCGTAACAGCAGCTCAATCGGCGCATGTAGTCATCCCTTATGCTGGTTGCAGCCTGATGGAGATTGAAGGCGAGCTACACAACATGCTGACCGAGCATGGGGTGATCGAAGAGGCCGAAGTCATCCTCTCGCACACGCTGGTATCGGTGCATCGATTGAAGGCGATCATTCGTGCGCTCGATGCGACGATGCGGGTGCTGGGTGATACTGCGGAGATAGGCTGTCGCGATGGTGGGGTGTCGCGGCTGATCGCGCTGGTCGCACAACGCCGGCATTGGGCTTGCGATACCTTTCAGGGGTTGGTCGATGTCGGCGAGCATGACGGTGAATTGTACAACGGGGCATTCGCCGCGGTGACCGATCCGGAGTCCTACCGGCATCTGTGCGATTTGCCGAATGTCGAGATCGTCCGTGGCCGCTTTCCGGAGAGCGCGCCGGAAAGCATGATCGATGCGCGGTTCTGCCTGGTCCATATCGATGTCGACACCTACACCTCAACACTCGCGGCGTTTGAGTTCTTTGCACCGCGAATGTCGAAGTGCGGCATCATCATTCTTGACGATGTGATCGGCCGAGGCACGGCCGGGGCCAAGCGCGCTTGGGCGGAGTTGCAGGAAAAGCCGTCGCGCCGCTGGCGTGTGGTTGAGCAGAACGACCCGCAGGTCGTCGTGAGTTTCTGAAAGAACCATGGACAGCCTGATCGCGCGTTTTGATGCCGTCGACGACGGCGACCTGAAGCTATGCCATGCCCGCGGCGTCGCCTACCAGGCCGACATGCGCATCAGGGCGCCGGATGGCGTCAACGCAGAAGGTGAGAACTACTTCGACCACTATGCGGCGATGGACGGCGGGGCAATCGGCAATGAGATTCACGTGCGCCGCGTCGCCTTTGTCGACAAGTACGCCGGCTCCGACATGGCTGTCCTCGATGTCGGGATCGGCTCGGGCGAGTTCATCCGCAGCCGGCCGAACACCTTCGGCATTGACGTCAATCCAAAGGCCAGGGAATGGCTCGCCGCCAATGGCAAGCTTCCGGAAAGCGGCGTGGTCGGCTTCGACGCCTTCACGTTCTGGGATGTGATCGAGCACGTCGACGCGCCGCACACGCACTACTTCAAGCGTATGGCGGACAACTGTTTCCTGTTCACGTCGCTGCCGATTTTCGATGATCTCAATCGTATCCGGAAGTCCAAGCACTATAAGCCGGGGGAGCATCTCTACTATTGGACCGAGCGAGGCTTCATCGAGTGGATGTCGTTCTATCGGTTTCGGTTGTTAGAGACATCACGGTTCGAGACCGAGTGCGGTCGCGACAGCATTGGCAGCTACGCCTTCAAACGCGATCTGCCCGGCTATCACCAGACGCTCGATCAATACCGCAGGCTCTACGAGCCGCACTACGGCACCTCTGCCTGGATTCATTTCGAACCGATCGCCAAGGAAGTGTTGGCGCGCAATCCGAAAAGCATCCTCGATTTCGGCTGTGGCCGCAGCGATCTGGTCGCGCACTTCTGGAACGACGGCGCGCGCCGTGTCGCCAAATACGATCCGTCCATCCCGCAGTTCGAGCAGATGCCGGAAGGCTTCTTTGACCTAGTGATCTGCTGTGACGTGATGGAGCACATCCTGATGGGGGATATCCAGCATGTGTTCAAGCGGATAAGGGAGAAGTCGCGCAACGCGATCTTCACCATCTCGATGCGGCCAGCGCGGGCGAAGTTGCCGGATGGGCGGAATGCCCACGTTTCGCTGATGACCGCATCGGAGTGGATGCGCTGGATCAAGGCGATGTTCGGCAAGGCCGAACGAATTCCGCTGCAACACGATCATCTTTTGATGGTCAGGACATATTGATGATGCACATGACACCGCTCGCGGAGCGCGCGCTCTCTCAATCGATCGAGAAGTGGGAAGCGGTAGCCAGCGGCGCTGCGCGCCACGGCGCATGCCCACTGTGCGCGGAATTTCGTCGCGATGGAGCAGAGTGTGTTGGGTGTCCGGTCTACGAGAAAACCGGACTGGTCCGATGCTTCGGAACGCCATTCGACCAGTTTCTCGAAAACGAGACGCCAGAAAACGCGCGCACATTTGCCGATTGGCTAAAAACTCTTCGCAACGATTATCTCTTGATCGTCAAGACGTATTGAGGGCATCGTGGCGCAACTGTCCATCAGACTCAGTGTGTCGTTGCCGTGGTGGTGGCGCATATACATGCATGCGGTCATCTTCTATGAATACACTATAGGCGGCGTCAACGTCGATCGAGCATCCGAGTTTGTTGCGCGCCATGCTCGTTTCTATGCAATCGACAAGAGCGGCCTACGCCGGCGTATCCCAAACAAGACTGTAGACGCAAAGACGCGCCGGTATTTTGAGCGAGCTCCACTGGGGCATCACGTCTGCCCTGATGATCTCGACTTGGATCGCGGGTGAGCCATGCGCGCCGGTGCTCTCGATCGACGCCTGACCATTCAGGAAAAGGTCATCACCCAAAGCGACAGCGGCGAGGAACAGGTCACCTGGTCGACCATCGCTACGGTGTGGGCGCAAAAGATAGAGAATCGCGGATCGGAACGCTTCGCCGCGCAGCAGTACGTCGGTCATTCGGTGCGGACATTCAAGATCAGGTATTCGTCGACGGTTGCGGCGGTCACGACCGAGCATCGCCTCGTCTATGACGGGGTGAACTACGATATCACGGACGTTCGCGAGCTTGGCCGACGTGAGGGTATCGAGATCGACGCTTACGCGCCGTCCGAAAGTGCGGTCGTGTGATGAAAGACATTCGACCGGCGCTGCGCGCGCTGATGCTTGCCGATGCCGACGTGTCAACGGCTGTCGGCGGCAGTCGCATCTATCCCGACATTCTGCCGCAGGGCGTGACGTTGCCGAGCGTGGTGACAAATCTGATCACCGAGTTGACTGACTACCACATGCAGGGCGCGTCCGGGCTGGCTCAGGTCCGCATCCAAGTCGACTGCTGGGCATTGACGCAAGATATTGCCGTCGATCTCGCCAATAAGGTCAAGGATGTGCTCTCGGCGTTTGCTGGTACGGTTCTCTATGGATCGTCATCGCCGCAAACGTCGATCGTGATCCAGGGCATCTTTGCCGATCAAGGGCGAGATGATTACGACTCGGTGTCGAAGTTGTTCACAAGGCGCCGGGATTATTTCGTTTGGTATGAAGAGACCTGACCGCCATGGCCCGGCAGATGTTCACCGTTGAGGGATTGAAAGAGCTCGATGAGGCTCTCGTTGGTCTGGCCGAAGAATTCTCGCCGCGTAATGCGCGCAACGTCCTGCGTTCGGCGTTGAGAGATGGCGGTCAGATCATCGCCGATGCCGGGGAGGCCAATGCGCCGCGGTTGAGCGGGAAACTTGCTGACTCCTACATGGTGGGCGGGAAACTGTCGCGCAGGCAGAAATCGCAGCACAGGAAAGAAAGCGATATCGAGACCTTCGTCGGTCCGACGCCACATCCAAAATCGGTGCAAACCGAATTTGGCAACGCGCATCAGGCGCCACATCCGCATCTTCGGCCGGCGTGGGATGGAAATTGGCGGCGCGTGCTTGATCACATCGTGATGCGCGCCAAAGAGCGTCTGGAAAGTACGCGCAAGCGGCTAGTCAAGAAGGCCGAGCGCGAAGCCGCGAGGCTCAAAACCTGAATCGTCACATCGTTTTTCCCTAAAGCGTAGCGCCCAAAGGCCCTTGGGCAAGGCACCCGCCATCGCCGTGTTGGCGACGGCATTCCCATCGATGGAGCCCATCCAATGACCACCAATGCGAAGATCGGCCACGGCGCGCTGTTCAAGATCGCCAATGAGGCGTCGCCCGAAGTGATGACCGTCGTCGGTGAAATCACGTCGATCACCATGCCGTCGATCGGTCGCGATCCCATCGAAGCAACGCATATGCAGTCGACCGAGAAGTGGCGGGAGTTCATCGCCGGATTGAAAGATGGCGGTGAGGTCTCCTGCGAACTCAACTTCGTTCCTGGCTCGGAGGGGACCACGCTGCTGCTGGCGCAACTCGACGAAGACAATGTGACGCCGTGCGAGATCACGTTGCCGACCACCCCTGCCTACGACTGGTCGTTTGACGCCATCATGACCGGATTTGAATCCGAGGCTCCAGTCGACGACAAGATGACCGCAACGGTCACCTTCAAGATCACCGGTAAGCCGGTGCTGGCGCTGGTGTAAGCGGGGGCGATGTATCGTGGCGAATCCGCATCTAGGAGAAGTTGAGTTTGAAAGCGGCGGTGTTCGTTACACGCTGCGCTTCGATATCAATACCATCTGCGAGGTTGACGAGGCGCTCGGTGATGATTTTATCGATCGCGTCATGTCTCAGAACAAGGCGTCGCGCCGGCAGATGCGGACGTTGTTTTGGATCGCATTGCGTCAGAACCATCCGGAGATCGACAACGAAACCAAGGCCGGCGCGCTCGTCAATTTTGGACAGATGATGGCGCTGCTTGCCAAAGCGATACTTGCGTCGCAGCCTGAGGCGGACGGGAGCGCAGCCGCGAATGGCACCGCAAACCCTCTGCCGGCGGGTCGAACTGGCCCGGAATCTGGGAAGCCTGGTGCCGGTGCGGACTCGACCCCGACTCGTTCTGGCGACAAACGCCGCGCTCAGTCCAACTGATCCTGCGCGCAAGGGACCGCGCAGCGATCGATGCGCACAACGGTCGCATCTGGCTGGCGCACAGCATTGCCGCGTTGACGCGCTGTGATCCGAGAAAATTTCCGAAGCTCGAACGTCTTATGGTGAAGGCTGGCGCGGCGCAGGCTCGGCAGCGGATGGTGCAACAAACGCCGGAGCAGATGCTCGGCATCGTAAAAATGATCAACGCCGCATTCGGTGGAACAATCGTGAATAAGTCGAAACACTGATATGGCAACAAACGCAGTCATCGGCGCATTGCGGGTCGTTCTCGGCGCGGACTCTGCCGCGCTCGAAACCGGCCTGAAGGATGCGCAGTCGAAATTGGCGTCGTTCGGCACCAGCGTCGCCAAGGCCAGTGCCGTCGCCTCCGCGGCATTTGCGGCGGCCGGCGCGGCTGTCGCTGTCTCGATCAAAGGCGCGATCGACGAGGCCGACAAGCTCGGCAAGGCCGCGCAGAAGTGGGGCGTCCCGGTCGAAGAATTGTCCCGGCTCAAACACGCTGCCGATCTGTCCGGCATCAGCTTGGAAGGGCTCGGCACCGGCATATCGAAGTTGTCCCGAAACATGAGCGACGCTGCAGGCGGCGCGGTCAACACTGCGTCTCGCGCGTTCGATGCGTTGGGCATCTCGGTTAAAAATTCGGATGGCACGCTGAAATCGTCGACCGAGGTAATGACCGAGGTCGCCGGCAAGTTCGGCGGCATGGAGGATGGGGCCGGCAAGACTGCGCTGGCGATGGCGCTGTTCGGCAAGTCGGGTGCCGAACTCATTCCGCTGCTTAACGGCGGGGCGGAGGGTCTGCGCAAGATGATGCAGGAGGCCGATCAACTCGGCATCGTCATCGATCAGCGAACCGCAAGGGCCGCCGAGAACTTCAACGACAATCTGACAAGGTTGGGAAGGGCAAAAGACGGGGTGATCTTGAAGATCACCGAGGGGATGTTGCCGGGACTGGAAAAAATGTCCGAGGCGATGGTCCGTGCCGCCAAGGAAACCGGCGGTCTAAACAGCATCGGTGAAACCATCGGCGGCATGTTCGTCGGCATCATCCACGAAATCGAGAAATTCCGACTTGCGCTTGTGAGACTGCCGGTCGAGTGGGGCGCGTTCACGAACGCACTTTCGCAAATTCCGTTTACCGATGCCTCCCGCAACGCATGGCGCGATTTCAATGCGATTGCGGCAGAGTCCGAGCGGCAACTCCAAAAGCTGGTGGAGGCGCAACGAGCTCTGGCGCCGATCACGCTTGCTGCGATCCGCGCAACGCTCGGGCTCGGTGAGGCAAACGAAAAGGCCGCGGCACCAATCATCCAGGCTGAGGATCAGGCCAAGAAGGCGGCTGCGGCGTTCGCGAGTTTCATCGCAGCACAGCAAAAATCTATAGCCCTTCAGGGTGTCGACTTGGCGGCGACTGATCTTGCTGTAGGCGCCAAGGAGCGCCTGCGCGTCGTGACCGAAGGTCTCAGCCTGGCGGCGGCGGCCAACACTCCATTGACGGCGGCTATGCGGTCGCAGCTTGAATCAGCCGCCGCTGCGGCAGAGGTCATGGCGATCAAAATGAAGGCCGCGCAACTCGTGCAGCAAAACAAGACGCCGCATGAGCAATACCGGGACGAGCTCGCAAAGAACGAAGAGGCGATGCGCCGCGACGCTCGGACGGAGGAAGAGATCGTCACGATGAAGGAGAAGCTTGCAGAACGGTACGGCCTCGCCTGGCATCAAGTTGCTTCATCGATGGCCGGATCGCTCGCCGAGATCGGCAATGCGTTCGCAAAGGAAAGCCGGGCGATGGCGCTGGTCGCGAAGGGTGCCGCCATTGCGCAAGCGACCATCGCCATGCTTCAGGCGGGCGCCGAAGCACTGAAGCTGGGATTTCCGGCCGGCATTCCGGCCAGCCTGGCGATGCTGGCGAAGGGCGCTGCAATCGTGGCGTCGATCAAGTCGACCAGCATCGGCGGCTTCAAGACCGGCGGCGCGATCGTGCCCGGCGGGCTGGGCGGCGGCGATCGCGTCAGGGCCATGGTCGACCTGGAGCCAGGCGAGCAACTCGACATTTGGCGGCCGGGGGAAGCCGGTGCCGACCCGCGCCGCGGGGCCATGGCGACTGGCGGCAGCACCGTGACGTTGCGCTTCGAGGGCGACGACTTCGGCATCGGCCAGAAGATGGCCCGCAAGATCGTCAAGGCGCTCAACGAGGCGTTGGGCGACGGCACCAAGCTGCAGGTCGCTTGAGGTCGCGCCTGTGGCCGTCGTCATCTCTAGTGAACTGGTTCTCAACGAAGCCGATGCGGAGATCCCGCTTTCATATCCTCGCATTCTTTGGGACGACATTTTCCGCGCTTCGGCAAGCACCATCACGGCCTCGACCGAGGATGCCGACTTTCCGGCCGCCAATGTTGCGGATGGGCTGACGTTCGATTTCTGGAAACCAACGGCGCTGCCCGCATGGATCGAGGTCAACGCCAACACTGCGGTCAACGTCGACTATGCGTTGCTGGTCCATACGCTCGGCAGCAACGAATGTTCGGTGCTCTTTCAATATCATGACGGGTCAGGCTGGGTCGATCTCATTGATGAATACGCGCCGGGCACCGATCGCGTGCTGGCGTTTCTGTTCGATGAGGTCACCGCAAGCCGCTTCCGGTTCTATGTCGACGGTGACAATTCCCCGCAGCAGATGCCGGCGTTCAAGATCGCGATGGCCGGCAAGGCGCTTGCCATGCAGCGCGGCGTAACCCTCAATCA